TTCCAGCAAGCGCAGGCACGGAGGGCGACCCCATAGAGCTGGCGGAACGCCGCACGGAAACATTCCGCCACAACCGAAAAATTGTGGAAACATCCACCCCGACCAACAAGGGGGCGAGCAAAATAGAACGCTCCTATCTGAGCGGCACGCAGGAGGAATGGCATGTTGAATGTCCTCACTGCCGCAAATACTCCTATATCCAGTTCAGCGATATCGTTTTTGATAAAACGGAGTTTAAGAACGAGGACGGGCAGACGGATTACCGCGTGACCCGTGTTGCATGGCAATGCCCGGTTTGCAAGCGTGAAACGGGTGAATTTGAAACCAAGCGCCTGCCTGCCAAATGGGTAGCCAAAAACCCGGAGGCGCTGCACAACGGAATACGCAGTTTCCGGCTGAATGCGTTTATGAGCCCGTGGAGCGATTGGAAAGCCAACGTGCTCAAGTTCCTGCAAGCGAAGGATGATCCGCAGCAGCTTCAGGTGTTTTACAACACCATCTTGGGCGAACTGTGGGAAGTGCGCGACCGTAGCGGCGTGCCGGAAAAACTGTATGACCGGCGCGAGCATTATACCGCCGAGATACCTGATGGCGTGCTTGTGGTGACGATGGGCATAGACACGCAGGATAACCGCCTTGAGTACGAGGTGGTGGGCTGGAACCGCGAGGAAGAAAGCTGGGGCATTGAATACGGCGTGATCCCCGGACGCGCGGATGCTCCCGGCGTGTGGGCGGAAGTTGACGCCCTCCTCGACCGGGAATGGAAGCTGGCAAACGGCATGGCCGTGCGCGTGATGGCTACCTTCATTGACTCCGGCGGCCACTTTACGGACGCTGTATACCGCGAGTGCGCCAAGCGCGCCAACCGGCGCATATGGCCGATCAAGGGCGAAAGCGGCGAAAACGTGTTTGTGCGCGTTATGAAAAAAGGCAAGGCCGGAGGCATTGCCTTTATGATCAACACAAACACTGGCAAAGAAGCCATCATGCATGCTACAACGGTGGAGCAGCCCGGCCCGAGGTATATGCACTATCCCCGCGATTACCGGCGCGGATATGATATGCACTACTTCCGTGGCCTGATCAGCGAAAAGCTGGTGTTCCACCGCAGAGGCGGCAACTCCGTGATTGCGTGGGAAAAGATTTACGAACGAAACGAACCGCTGGACTGCCGCGACTATGCGCTGGCATGCTACCGTTACTTCAAGTGGGAGTTTGACAAATGCGAACGCATGCTGTATGGCATTGGCGCAGAGATACAGCCGATCACACGGGCGCAGGCAGAAAAGAAAAAGCGCAAAGTGATGATCAGCAGCGGAATTAAAGTATAGAAAGGGTTTGAAAAATGGCTGCAAGTCCCTATACGCTGGAAGAAGCCAAGGAAATGCTGAAAATATGGAAGGATTGCGAGCTTGCGCTTGCCAGCGGTCAGGCCAAGGAATACCAAATTGGCACACGCTCCTTTACGAGCGTGGATTTGCCTGATATCGTGGCCCGCGTGAATTACTTTGCCAATAAGATTGAGCAGTTGAACGGCAACAGCCGGACTTCCCGTGTGACCCGCATTGTGCCGCGCGACCTGTGAGGTGAAAAAAGATGAACAGCAAAGCACCCAAGCTGCATGAGCGGGCGCTTTTTTTGGTTAGCCCCAAAATGGCGAACAAGGTGTACACCGAACGCATGAAACGCGAAATGCAGGAAGAAAAGCGGAAAGAGCCGCAGATGGCCGCTACTGGCTATGGAAACCATGGCGCAAGCACTACGCTGAACAGCATGGTTGGATGGGTTGTGAACGGCAGCGGCGCAGAGGACGATATTGACCTTCACGGCGCTACGCTGCGCCGAAGGGCGCGAGACCTGTATGCGGGCGGCGGCCTTGCCAGGAGCGGCCCCGCGACGATGGTAACAAACGTGGTCGGCTGGGGTATACAGCCCAAACCCAAGATTGACGGCGAAATGCTGAATTTGAGCGATGAAGCCGCCGATGAATGGGAGCGCAACACCGCCAGAGAGTTCAGATTATGGGCTGAAAACGTGATGTGTGATGCCGAGCGGCGGCAGAATTTTTACGGCCTCCAGCAGCTGGCTTTTCGCAGTCACTTGATGAGCGGTGATGTGTTTGTGCTGTTTGGCATGAAGGAAAACAAGCGCACGCCTTACAAGACCACCCTTCGCCTGCTCGAAGCGGACAGGATCAGCACCCCGGACAGCGGCGGCGAGGAGAGCGAAAGCAAGGAAACCGATAGCGGCGGACGCATTGTGGATGGTGTGGAGCTGGACAAGGAAGGAATGGTGATCCGCTATCACATTGCCAGCAGACACCCGTTGGCCGAGAGCGACAGCCGGGAACTGACGTGGCAGCCGATTGATGTTTATGGCAAGGATACGGGGTATCCCAACATTCTGCACATCATGACGCACGAAAGACCGGAGCAGCGGCGAGGCCTCCCCTTTGTGGCGGCGCAGATTGAACAGATCAAGCAGCTTGACCGCTACATTACCAGCGAGCTTGCGGCCAATGTGGTGAGCAGTATGCTTTCGGTTTTCCTTTTGAGTGACGCGGATGACGGCATCAACAGCCTCGAGGACGCGGTGAACGCGGACGAAAAGGTAACGGATGACGAGCTGAAGCTGGAACTTGCGCCGGGAGCGATGTACAGCCTGCCTCCGGGCAAAACGGTACATACAGTAAACCCGCTCCGCAGCAACAGCGCGTTTGAACCTTTCGTTTCAGCACAGGAAACGCTGATTGGCAGCGGCATGGGAATCCCCAAAGAGGTGCTTATCAAGAAATATGAGTCCAACTACACCGCTGCGCGCGGCGCACTGCTAGACTTTTGGCGCGAGGTTCGCGTGAACCGGACTTCCTTCAACGCGAACTTTAATCAGCCCATTTACGAACAATGGCTATCCGAAGCTGTGGCGCTGGGACGCATTGAAGCTCCCGGCTTTTTTGATGATCCCGCCATTCGTCAGGCGTGGTGCGGCTGCATGTGGATGGGCGCGAGCATGGGGCATGTGGATCCCCTCAAGGAGGTCAAGGCTGCCGCTGAGCGCATTGCCCACAACATAAGCACCGAGGAGCAGGAAGCCAGCGAGTACAACGGCAACGACTGGCTGAACAACATTCGCCAGCGGCGAAAGGAAATGGCTGCTTTGGGAAGCCCGGAGACTGAGGAGAATCCCCAAAAGGAGAAGCAGAAGAAGGCCGGTAAAGGCGGTGCGGAAATGACCACCTTGAAAATGCTGATCCGGCAGGAGCTTGAGGATTATGTGATGGAGGTGGATAAAGATGCCTGAGAGGGAAAGGATTCATTTGCGCTATGATGCGCAGATGAGCGCGGATAAAACCGAAGCTGAGATTATGGTGTACGGCTACATCGTGACCCGCAAATATGTCGAGGAGAAGAACAATCCCGATGTAACGGCCAAGGACTTTGACAAGATGCTCAAAGATGTGGTCGCCCAAGGGGCAAAAAAGCTTACGCTTCGGATCAACAGCGGCGGCGGAAACGTGTATCAGGCTGTGGCGATGCGAACCATGCTTCTCAACGCGCCTTTTGACGCTGTGAATGTGCGGATTGACGGCATTTGCGCCAGCGCGGCAACGCTGCTTGCATGTATACCGGACGCGCATGTGAGCATTGCGGAGGGCGCTATGTTTATGATCCACAACCCGAGCGACGCCGTTTGGGGGAATGCAAGCGATATGGAGCGCTGCGCACAGATGCTTCGCAAAATGGAAAGCGATGTGCGCGGCATTTATGCCAAGCGCTGTGGCAAGGAGGATGCCGAACTGCAAAACCTGATGGATGCCGAAACATGGTTTACCGCACAGGAGGCGGTAGACGCCGGTTTTGCGGATGAACTGCTTGCCGGAGAGGGCAAGGCTGCAGCCTGCGTGGATGCGCAGATGATGGAAGCCATGCGCGGCATGTATATGCACATGCCGGAGATGGATGTAAACCAGCCCGAAAACGATGACAGTAACGGCGATGAGCCGCCTGTACATATGAACCAAAACGAGGAGGAGGAAAACCGTATGGAAATCAAGGACTGCACCGTGGAACAGCTGCGTGCAGAAAACCCCGGCCTGTATAACAGCGTTATGCAGGAAGGAGCCAATCAGGAGCGTGAGCGCATTCAGGAGATCGACGATCTGACCCCTGCTGGCGAGGACTACGCGCAGATGGCTGCACAGGCCAAGGAAAGCGGCATGAGCGCCATGGACTTCCACAAGGCGGTTGTGAAAGCCCACAAGCAGAAGGGACAGACCTTCCTGCAGCAGCGTGCGCAGGAAACCACTCCAGCTGCCCAGATTCCGGGCGGTGCTGCTGAGGACGGCGACGGTAAGGGCGAGGAAGCGCAGATGGCCGACTTTGCCAAGGAGATGGCCGCCCTCGCCAAGGAACAGCGCGGTGCGCTGGAAGATTCTATGTATTAATGCAAAACAGAAAGGAGACAAACGACCATGTATGAAGTGATTGGCACCAACAATCCCACTTACCTGCTGGCCGATCCGCAGGGGGCGGACAAGATGGCCATTCCCTGCAAACCGGGCAATGGCGTGATTGGCCGCGGCACGGTGATGTATCGTGGTGCGGATGGTATGTGGCTGGCTGCGTCCGCCGCCGAAGCGGTTGATACCAACATGCTTGCGGTGCTGGATGAAACCGTGGATACCGACGCCAATGCCACCATTGCCGAGGACGCCGCCGCCTACCGCGCCGGACACCTGATCGCTGGCAAGGTGACGCTCAAGGACGGCGCTGCGCTGACTGCCGAAGTGCAGCTTGTGCTTCGCAAACAGGGCATTGTGTTCGACCAGATGGCGGGCACTGAAACCTTTGCCAACACCGTAGGCGGTTAATAATTGATAAAGGAGGAACAAAGAGATGGATATCTACTCTACCCGTGCGCAGCTTGCAGCCATTGACCTGATGGAGCGCGAGTACAGTTTTCTGTATGACAGCTTCTGCGCCGATATGGGCGCGGTTGAGGACAGCCGCGCGATCTACGACTACCGTAAGGGCGAGCGTATGATGGCTCCTGTAGTGCACGAGGGCGTAGGCGGCGTGCTGATGGGACGTACCGGCTACGAGACCCGTGAAATCGGCTTCTGTACCATTGCCCCTGAACGAATCATTACCAACCCCGACCTGCAGCCCCGCGCCTTTGGCGAGCAGATCTTGGGCGCGATGACCCCTGCCCAGCGCGAAAAGAAGATGCTGGTGCAGGATCTGATGGACATGCGCCGCGCCATTCAGCGCCGCCGCGAGAACATGTCGCTTCAGGTGCTGCTGACCGGCAAGCTGGAACTTTTCCGCTACACCAATGAGGGACGCGACAAGGAAACCACGCTGGTTGCCGACTACGGCTTTACCAACCACTACACCCCCGATACTCCGTGGGGTACTGTGGGCGCGAAGATCGACCATGACATGCACGAGATCTTTGATATGGTGTATGACGGCCTGGGCGTGGTTGAAAAGATCGTGATGGCGCCTGATGTGGCTGACACGATGCTTTCCAACAGCGACTACATGAAGAAGTTCGATGGCCGCAACATCGACATGGGCAAGATCAATACCCGCTATCGCGGCCAGGGCGTGCGCTTCCTGGGCTGGAACAGCGACGGCGTGGAGCTGTGGAGCGATGCGGGCAAGTACCGTGGCGACGACGGCAAGATTCATCCCATGCTGCCCAGCGGCACGCTGATTGCGGGCGGCAGCGGCATGCTCAAATGCATTCACGGTCCCGTTACGCAGGTGGAGGATCCCGGCCCCAATGCGAAGCACATTACCTACATCAAGAAGGAAGTGCCGCTGCGTTACGGCAGCATTGACGGCAATGCCATCAAGAACCGTCTGACCAGCCGCCCCACCATCGTTCCCTTCAACGTGGATGCGTGGGCTGTGGCGCATGTGCTGTAAAGGAGGTTTAGTGTATGAGCTATGTAGCAAAACACTATACCGAAATCGCCGGGTGTAAGTACACACCCGGCGAAGTCATTTCCAAGCCTATTCCCGCCGAAAAGGCGGAAAGGCTGCTCCGCCTCGGCGCGATTGAACCACTGATGAAGATGGTGCCTGCAGCCGAAGCCGACGAAGAGTCTTCCACCAGCGATGAGGACGGCTATGATCCCGAGGTTGTTCTCGTTGCGATGGATGACGATGGAGGCGATGATGCGGAGGACGCCGAAGCGCCTGTTGTGGACGTGATGGATGGCATTGTTGCCCCTGATCCTGCCGAGGAGACCGCCTCCAAGCCCAAAACCAACACCAGGAGGAAAAAGGCATGAAGGTAAAAATGCTGAAAACCGGAGAAACGCTGGATGTGACCTATTTCCGTGCTGTGCTGCTGGTGGAGCAGGGAAAGGCCGTTGTGGTGAAGCCGACCGCCGCCAAAAGCACCAAAAAGGAGACCGCCAAAAAGACGGGTGATGCCTGATGGCGCTTGCGGATAGGATAGCGGCTGACCGAACGCGGGTGTTCATGCGGCAGGATCACTTTGCCACGCGGCACACATGGAACGGCAAATCCTTTATATGTGTGACTGACGAGGAAGCAGCCCTAAAGCGTAAGAACAACAATGTAAACGATATATCGTGGGATAACAACACGATGGAGGTTATCATTTACGTTCCTGCGGAGAAATTCCCCGGCGAGGCAAAACCCAATACGCACGGCTATTTCGATGGCAAGTACATGCGTATGCTGCAGGTGCAGGAGAACATGGGAATGCTCGAAATTACGCTTGTGACCAACACAGGAAGGAGCGTAGATGAGTGAGGAATACGGAACGCCTTACCAAGCTGAAAGGCTGGGTATACGATCAATTATGTGCCGGAAGGAACATGAAAGCCCCTTCCGAGGACATGAATGTAACCAAGTTCATCTACCGCGAGCCTTCTGTGTATCTGACCTATGCGCCGCTTCGCGCAGACGAGACGGGGTTTATTGATCCCACCCCGTACGGTACCGTTCCCAGCATTACAATTTTGCCCGGTACAGGCTACGCGAAGAACCAGGAGGAGAAGCGGTTTGACCGATACAAAGACGTTTTCCGCACGCAGCAGATGGGACAACAACTGCCTGTAACCCTTGTGTTTGCGGTGTATGAAGATGGCGTGCGAATGCCCGGATTTATTGACAAGTACGAAGAAACGGGTGAAATCGACATGACGTTGATTCAGGAGGGAACGGAAGAAGGTTTCTTCCGGCTGCTGAACTGGATGGACGATTTCATCGAAAAAGCGCTTGGGGCCAAGACCATTCCCGGCACCGACCTTGCGCTTGTTGAATCCAGCATGATCTACGGCATGCGCAGCGACCAGAAGTACATTGCGGATAAAAGACCAATTTACTACGGACTGGTGGAGGCTATATTCCAATGCCATGCAAACGAGCGGCCTAACCCGAGCATTGATGATCTTCTGAGGTGAGGGACTTCAACACCTCACCAAGCTGTCCTATGGACGGTCGCTTTCCTCTTGCGGGGAAGGCGTGGAAAGTTGACAACCCAAAAATGATAGGAGGATGGAACAACCATGAGTGAATGGAAGCATGGCGCATATGGCGAACAGCAGGCGGCTGGCAGCAGAGTGACCAGCCGTGGTCAGAACGCCATGGTGGTGATTGGCACCGCCCCTGTGCACACCGTGGCAGGCGGTGCAAAAAACGTGAACAAGGCCATGGTGGTTAACGACATTGCCGAAGCACGCAAGCTTTTTGGCTATGATGATAACTGGGCGGATTACACCCTGTGTGAAGCGATGCAGATGTTCTTTGTGAATAAAGGCATTGGCCCGTTGGTGCTGATTAACGTGCTGGATCCTGTCAAGCACAAGAAGGCGGAGAAGGAAAGCAAGACCCTGACCCCCGTAAACGGCCGCATGACGCTTGCCGGCGCTGAAAGCATTATTCTGGACAGCGTGCTGGTGGCTGATAAGGAGAAGGGTACCGACTACAGCATTGCCTACAATGACAGGAAAAAGGCCTTGATCATTACCGAAACCGCACCCGGCGCTCTTGGCGCGAGCGAAGTGCAGATTACCTATGAAACGGTTGATCCTGCGCAGGTAACGAGCGATGATGTGATAGGCGAAAGTGACGGCAACGGTCTGAACACCGGCATTTACTGCATGAAGAACGTATACCAGGAAACCGGCTATGTGCCTGCCTTTTTGCTTGCCCCCGGTTACAGCAGTATTCCCGAAGTACATGATGTGATGTGGCGCAACAGCCAGAAGATCAACAAGCACTGGGATGCATGGATGTTTGCCGACCTGCCGCTGGTGGATGAGGCCGGTACAAGCCTGACCATGGATACCGCCCATACCTGGCGCAAGGAACACGGTTACGACAAGGAAAACGAAACGGTATGCTTCCCCATGGCAGAGGGTACGGACGGCAGAAAGTACCACCTTTCTGTGATCCGCGCAGCAAACTTTGCCGAAGTGCTGGCAGAAAACGACGGCATTCCCTACCACAGTGCGAGCAATACGGAGGCTGCCATTATTGCCAACCTTTGGCTTGGCGAGGAGAATCGCGGGCGCATCTGGGATGACAGCCTGATTAACGAAAAGCTGTGTAAAAACGGCATTTCGAGCGCGGCCTTTATGGGCGGTCGCTGGGCGGTGTGGGGCGCAAGCGCTGCCGACTACGACAGCGAAAACGGCGACGAGATTAACGTGGCCGAAACCACCCGTATGATGCTTTACTACATTACCAACGGTTTTCAGCAGCGCCATGCGCGCGATGTGGATAAGCCGCTTTCTGCCAACGATGTGCAGACCCTTGTGGCCGAGGAGCAGGCGCGGCTTGACGCGCTGGTGAAGATTGGCGCGCTTACCTATGGCGTTGCCAGCCTGAACGCCGATGCCATTGCCCGCAGCGATATGTACAGCGGTGACTTCATGTTCACCTTCAATGTGACCACCACGCCGCTGGCCAAGAGCCTGACGGCTTATGTGAACTGGGTGGATGACGGTTTTTCCGCCTACTATGCCGCCTACAGCGACGCTGTGTAAGAAAGGAGTGAAAACCAATGCCCGCAAAAGTGTATAACAACGTTGTAGACCACCGGCTTGTCAACAACGGCATTGTGACCGAGGATATTACCAGCGTGACCCTACCTGCCATTGAGCATCCCACGGTAAACATCGGTGCTGCCGGTATGACCGGCGATGTGGACATGCCCAATACCTCCCGTGTGAGCGCGATGGAGCTGGCCATCAGCCACAACAACGGCAACCACTGCCATGCGCTATCTACGCCCGGCAAGCATGTGATTGAGCTGCGCATTGCGCGGCAGGCCTATGACGTGCCCAATGGCGAGATCGGCCATGAGGGTGTAAAGTACCGTTTTGTGTGCGTGCACAAAAAGACTGAAAAGGGCAGCGTGGAAACCGGCAACCCGCTGGGATCTACCTGCACCTATTCGGTTCTGCGCTATGAAGAAGTAATGAACGGCTATACCACGGTACTGATTGACGTGATGGCCGGTATCATGCGCTTTAATGGTGCGGATTATACCAACAGTATCGAAAGCCTGCTGAACTGACAGGTCATCAATGCACCGAAAACCGCGAACGTTCGCGGTTTTGAGCGGCAGGAAAACATCTTCCTGCCGCTTTGCTGTTTTCCAGTGTGAAAAAGGAGAAACATGATGAGCGAAATGCTGAAGAACAATGGAACCGAACCGGCAAAGACTGAAGAGCAGAAGAAACAGCCCGCGCCTGCCAAGCCGCTTGAAATGAGAAAGAAAGGTACGCTGCAACTGCTCAAGCCCATTCGCGCCAACGACAAGGAGCATACAGAACTGGCCTTTGACTTTGGAGCGCTCAGCGGCTGGGACTTTATTAATGCCATGGACAGCGATTTGACCGGCATGAGCAATGCCTTCCGCATGACCGACAGGCAGGCTCTGGCGTTGTTCAGTGCTGCTGTGGTGAAATGCACTGCAGATATTGACGCCGAGGATATTAAGCAGCGCATTGGCGTTGAGGACTGCATTAAGGCGACGCAGCTTGCTGCGCTTTTTTTCACCACTTCCTCCCAGGCGGGAAATCTGCGTATCTTGAACTGATTGCAGAAACGGTCATGTGCACAAAATGCGGCATGACTGAACTGATGGACATGACAATCCAGCGGTTCTGGGACATACGCAAGGCCGTGAAAAACGTGCTTGAGAGGATGAAAACCCGTTAACACTGAAAGGCGATGTGATACATGAAACTGGTCTATGAAGGAACGGACATAACAGGCTTTGTGAACATAACCCGATGCATGCACCGGGATGTGAGCCACGGGCGTGCGGACTGCATGGAACTGGAGATGGATCATGCCGAAACGTGGTACAGGTGGAAGCCGCAGCTGGATGACCGGCTGCGGATGATCCACCGGGGGTACGATACGGGCGAACTATACCTGAACGCCATTGTGCCCCGTGGAAACAAATATGCAATTCTTGCAACCAGCCTGCCGGCTTCGGCACGCAGAACGACATGGCAGACCTACACAAACGAGACGCTGGACAGCTTGATGCGCCGCTGCGCTGCTGAGTGTGGTATGGAAAGCGGACTGTATGGTGTGGACGGAAAACTGTATTATTCCTTCCTGATGCGCAGGAACGAGGGCTGTGCGGCTTTTTTGAATCGGGTTGGCGAGTGGGAGGGGGCGGCTGTGAAAGCTGTAAACGGCGCATTTCGCGCTATAGCGGTGGGATATGCACAGAAGCGACCTGCCTCAGAGAAACTGCGCATAACCACCAGCCAGGACGGTGTTACCTACACGCGCCGCGAAAACCTGCTTTACAGCGGATTGACCGTGTTGACCCCGCATGCACGGGCGAGCGCCTTTGATGAGACGGCGGGAAAGCACCATCATCCGGTGATTACGGGACTGCCTGCACGTGATGCCGCACAGGCTGGACGATGGGCGAGAGCGCTTTTGATGATGAATAACCGCAAGGCGGAGGAGCTGACCGTGAAGAGCGCGCTGGATGCACGCCTGAGCGCCATGGTGCGCGTGGATGTGAGCGGAAACACGGACGCCAGCGGCGAGTGGCTGGTGGAAGAGGCAGTGCATGATTTTGTGAACAAAACGACCGAAGTACGCATGCTGCGCGCAAGCACGCTGGCATGATGCGAGGTATGTATGAAGAACGAAAACAACGCTCCATATGGGGCGATGATTGAACGGGGTATAGTGACAGGCGCGGAGAACGGCGGTTATACCGTGGAAAGCCATGACCGCGCGGGCGTTACTACTCCGCCCATAACAGGGATTTTACAGGAATTATACGCGGCAGGAGACCGCGTTTTTTTCTTTCTGTTCGAGGATGGGGACGGGAAGATTATCGGGAAGATGGGGTAAGAAGTGATACCCCCTTATCCGGCCGCCTTTTAAGCGGCACCCTTCTCATTGATGGGAAGGCCAAAAAGGGAAAGCGTGGTGATTCGGGATGGCTGCAAAAGAAATGCTGATGAACGTGGTGCTGGGCGGAAGAACGACCAGCGGTTTTGATGCGCTGGCTGGAAAAATAAGCGGGTTGGGTTCCATGCTGAGCCAATTCAGCGACCGTGCGTGGCAGTTTGAAAAGGACTCTCTGGAGACCTACAAAAACTACGAAACCTATATGCTGGAGGCCGAGGCTGCACTGACGGCACAATATGAAAGCCAGACGAAGCTTGCACAGGTGATGGCGGGACTGAACGAACATGCATCCGACTGGGCAGCCAGCACGATTTTTGATACGCAGGACGTGAGCAGGGCCATCAGCGAAGCGGCACACGCGGGCTGGGAATACGAGCAGATGCTGAATGGCATTCCGCAGGCAATGCTGCTTGCACAGGCAGGCAACATTGACCTTTCCACCGGGCTTGACTACGTGATCAAGGCGCTGAATGCGACCAAAACCGAATTCAGCGATGCGGATGTGCTGATCAACCAGTGGGCGATGGCAGCCAACAGTGGTGCGACCAACATAACAGAGCTGGGCGAAGCGCTTTTGCGCATGGGCGCGACCGCGCGCTTTGGAGACAGCACGGCGGAGCTGTTTACCATGCTTGCTGTACTGGCCGATACAGGCACGGTTGGCGCAGAAGCGGGCACACTTTTGCGCAACTCCATGATTCGTCTGATTGCGCCTACAGAGAAAGCCAGCGAAGTGATGGCTGAGCTTGGAATTACCTACGAAGAAGCGCAGGAGATTGCCACGGATGACGGCGCGCTGGAAAGGGCCAATGCGCTTTTGAAGGAGACGGGATTCAGCGCCTACGATTCCACCGGCAGATTAAAGCCGTTTCTTGACGTGTATAGGGAGCTGTACGCCTCCGTAAACGGCATGGCCGAAGTGGACAAAAATGCTGTTCTGAGTGCTATTTTCCCTACGAGAACTATTACCGGCGCGCTGGCTCTGCTGGAAGCGGCAGCGAACAATTACGACGGTCTGTATGCCAAAATTCTTGACAGCGACGGTTATGCTCAGAAGGTGGCGGATATTCAGACCAGCGGCTTAATGGGTACGCTGGAAAACGCATCGAGCAAATTGGAAGAACTACAACGCAAATTTGGTGAAGCCGGAGCGCCTGCGGTAACATGGGCTGCGGACGCCTTTGGCGATATGCTGGACGTAGTGAACAGCTGGCCGGAGGAGACGTTTGCAGCGATGGTGGGAGGCGTTACAACCATTGCGGCGGCTGGTCCGGGACTGATGCTCGTAGGCGGGGCGATGAAGATGATCTCCACGCTGGGCGTGAAGGGGACACTCGGTCTTACCGGTATTGTGCTTGCCATGAGTACGATGAGTGCAATTGCCGTGCATAGTCGGAAAAAATTTGAAAGCAATTTTGGCGAAATGCAGCTGGATCTGGACGAGCTTGGAGCGCATGTGGACAGCCTTTCCACCAAGTTCAGCGCAGAAGCAGCTGCTGTGAGCGAGTGGAGCACTGCGCTGGAAACGGCGCAGACGGAGTACAGCGAGCTGGCAACGATGTTTGCCGAGGATCTTTTTACGGCAGCCATTACAGGCAAAGAGCTGAGCAAGAGCGACAAGGATGCGCTGTTTGCCTACGGTCAGGGTATGGCAGATGCCACGCTGGAAGGCATTATGAACGCCGAAAAGGCGGACAGAAGTTTTTTGGCAGCGTTGTTTGGAGACGCAAGCAGCATGGACGAGGTGAAGGCCTATGCAGATGCTGCGGAATGGACGGAGAATTACTACAGCGACCTGTATAGCGAGGCATATGCGATTGGTGAGACAATCCGCAATCAACTGACTGCGGCGCTGCAAGACGGAAGTCTGAACGTCAAAGAGCGGGAGGCCATACAGGCGAGCGTTGACAGGCTGAATCAGATTCAGGCGGAAATCAATGACCAAATGAATGAGGCTGACTACTACGCCCAGCTGCACAAGGCGCAGCGGGTTAGCTGGGACAGCCTGGACGAGTTCCTTACCCAGAACGAGCAGAAGATGGAGGCTGAACTTACCGAGCTTGAAAACCTGTATGATGAAAAATGGGGTAATCAGCGCGCTGCGTGGGTGAATGAGTATGAAATCGCGAAAACGGATGCTGAGCGCGCAGAGTTAGATGCCAGATGGAAAAATTTTGAGAAAGAGTATAGCGAAGAGCGTACCGCAAGTGTTGCCGAGCTGATTGGGAAGTATGAAGCCATAGGCTTTGAGGCGTTCGATGCTGCCATGAAGGACAGCGCGCACAAAGATGCGTGGAACTTCATGTTTGATTTATTCAAAGCGGGTGCGCTTGATCTGAATGATGATGGCAGCATGAAGGGAGGAGTTGATTTTCATTCTTATTTGAACAATAAAAGTTGGCAAGATATGGGTTCTGCTTTGATTGAT